TGAGAGGCGATCGACAAGTTGAAGATTTCCGACATGGGAACAAGACTATCGGTGGCGATATTTCATCTGAGCTAGAGTACGGTGCTTTCGATGAACTGATTCAAGCCGTCATGTGCGGATCATTTAGTACAAACGTCTTAATATCAGGGAATACTAGGCGATCATTTACGCTTGAGCGTCGATTCCTGGACTTAGCAACACCAGAATATCATCGATTCACGGGCGTTGAGTTCAACACCATGACCTTGAATGTCGCGCCAAACGCGATGGTTGGCATGACTTTGGGGATTGTCGGACAAAACATGACACTGAACACCAGCACTATCGCTGGAGCAAGTGACAATGCGGATGTCGGCAAGACTCCATTTGACTCATTTACTGGCACGATTACTGAGGGCGGCGGCTCAATCGCCACAGTCACTGAGATCGAATTGACCATCGAAAACGGGTTAGAGCCTTTGTTTTCGGTCGGTTCGCAGTTGACCAACCAACCGTCAATTGGCAAATCAAGAGTCACTGGGACGCTTGGAGTTTACTTTGACAGCAAGGCAGTATTAGAGAAGTTCGTAAATGAGACAGAATCAGCAATCGTTTTGACGTTGACAGATGTTCTCGGCAATGACTATCTGTTCAACCTTCCAAGGATCAAATATAACGCTGGTCAGCCTGATGTGTCGGGCGAAGGAGCGATTACGCTGTCAATGCCGTTTGTTGCTCTTTTCAGTGATGCAACCAACCAGCAATTGAAGATTACGAGGCAACCAGCCTGATGATGAAGGAACTAGCAAATGGAACTAGCACACTTAAAAACAGCGGAAACTCACGATTACGGAGCGGATGTCACAATTCTTTCGCCTATTGATGGCAAGCCTACAGACGTGATCATCCGCATTAAAGGGATGGATTCAAAAGTTTGGCGAGAAGCTAAAAAGAACCAAACCCAAAAAATAATCGATGCTCGTGCAGACAATAAAATGGATTCTCTGAACTATGATCTGATGGATGCTGAAGCACTTGCAGACGCAACGATCTCATGGTCGAACATCACCAAAGATGGCAAGGAGTACGAGTGCAACCGTAAAAATGCCATTGAGTTATATGCGAATGCTCCTGATGTCAAAGATCAACTTTTAGCATTCCTGGGGAATAGATCCAATTTTATCAACGGCTGATCGATGAGTTCGTCCGTTTTGGGCGATACTGTTTCTGGATCAACTCATGTCCAGAAGGCTCAAGGGTCAGTCGATATGATGCATTCAAGCAAGTCGAAAAAACTACAGGCAAAACTCCGCCTGATCTTGTCAATGCTCCTACCTTGTCCGATTGTCATATTGACGTATGGAAAGCGTATACGACTCTTAGTGTATTCACTTATCAAGAAATCGATGCGTATGTACGTTTGACAGGTAAATTACTGACACCGTGGGAAATTGAGGCCATAATGACACTAAGTCAGTACCGTGAGAGTGAACCAAAATGGCCGATATAGCTAGCCTGATTATTGACGTAGATTCCTCTAAAGCCAGAAAAGCCACAGGTGATCTTGATAAGTTAACAAAGGGCGGCAAACGTGCAGACCAAGTTTTCGGACGCATGGGAGATGCTTTTCAAGATGCCGCACAAGGATCAGCTAGGGCTGGTCGTGGATTTGGCACGATGGGTCGAGGTGCTGGTCAAGCCGGTATACAAGTACAGCAATTCGTTGGTCAGGTTCAAGCTGGTACAAATCCGATGCTGGCTCTTTCTCAGCAAGCCGCTGACTTAGGTATCGTTTTAGGCGTTCCGTTACTTGGTGCTGTTGCTGGCTTGGCGGCATCACTTGGATCGGTTTTGCTCCCAACGTTGTTCAAGACTGAACAAGGTTTCGAGGATTTCCTCAAAACAGCAGAAGACTTAGATATTAATTTAAAAACAGAAGCTCCTGCACTATTTGCCCAACAGCAAAAGATATTGCAAAAAGAATTAGACGCGGCAAAAAAAGCACTCGATGAAGGCAGAAAATCACTAGAGCAGAACTCAGAAAAAACTGTTGAACTCAGTGAAAAAACAGAACAGCGAGGCCGGAATGCAAAGGCAACTGCTTTAGCCGTTGATAGATTGAGTGCTTCTGAGGAAGGTTTGGCAGTCAATATTGACGAACTTACTCTAGCAGTCGATAAAGCCCAATTTAATGTAGATAAATTTAACAGCCAGAAAACAAAAGCAGAGCAAGCCGCAGAAGATTTTGGCAAAGCCATCATTGAGGAAGTAAAGGCTCATGGAAAGTCAGAAGCGGCATTACTGAGAGAGGAAGCCGCACTCCTAAATCTAACAAAAGATCAAAAGCGAGCCGTTGAGATCATGGCTCAGTTGCTTGAGGGCAAGCAAAAATTAATTGACGCAAGAAAAGAAGATGCAGAACGGGCCAAAGCAGAAGCGCAAGCGACACGCGAAGCCGCACAAGCCAAGAGAGAACAAGACGCAGAAGATCGACTAGAACAGAAACGACAGAGTATCAATCGTCAAGCATTAGAGGCTGATCAGTTAGCGAGGCGACAAGAAGCCGCGAACACTAGACGCAGACTGCAAGAGATAGAAAACGAAGGCGAAAAACTTGGTCTGTTAAATGTAGAACAGACAGAACTGGAGGTTTTTGCGAGGCGTTTAGAAGCACAAAAACTTTATCTTGCACAAAGAGGACTGAATGATCAGCAACGGGCAGAAGCAGAAAAAAATATTGAAACACAAAAGAATGATTTCATCGTCAAAAATACAGGCGATGCACTCAACGCATTAGGACAAATTAACTCAAGCGCGTTCAAAGCGGCAAAAGCATACAATATCGGTCAGGCGATTATGTCTACCTTTACCGGAGCGTCCAAAGCTCTTGAATTACCTTTTCCATTCAATCTAGCCGCCGCCGCCGCCGTGATTGCTACTGGTCTTGCGCAAGTTCAAACAATTCGCGCCCAAACCTATAGCGGCAGAGCTTTAGGCGGTCAAGTGCGACGCGGCGAATCCTATGTGGTTGGAGAGCGTGGCCCAGAAATCTTGTCGATGGGTAGTGGTCAATCAGGAACGATCATTCCGAATAACCGAATTCAAGCACCAAACCAAATCAGCAACAAAGTCGCAAATATCAATTTCAACATTTCAACGGTTGACGCTAGAGGGTTTGACTCTTTGTTGCAGAGTCGTCGAGGTCAGATTGTGACAATCGTGAACCAGGCAATGAATGACCGTGGAACAAGAGGGGTGGCATAGTGGCAGGAACTTATCCAACGACACCCGAATTTCAAGCAATCAATGTCGAGTCAAAGCATAACAATTTGCTATCAGAAACAGTCTCAGGTCGTCAGCAAGTCAGGACGATTGGCGGCCAGCAGTTCTGTTTTACAGCGCGATATAATGTGATGACGAGAACAGAGTTCATGCCTGTCTTTGCTTTTGTGACCAGCCAGCAAGGTCGGCTAGGGAGTTTTACTATCGTTCCGCCAGTAATCGGAAACGCAAACGGAGATGTTTCGGGGACAGTTCTTGTGAATGGAGCAACGAACGCTGGTGCTGTCAGTGTTCCGATTGATGGGATATCGGGTACATTGAAGGCAGGAGACTTCATCAAATTCGCCAACCATTCCAAGGTTTACATGGTGACAGCAGATAGAACGGGGGCTGGGAACGTATCGATTGAGCCAGCCTTGGTGTCAAACGTAGCCGATAATGAGGCAATCACATTTGACAGCGTGCCTTTTACCATGCGTTTAAGAAACGATATTCAAACCTATGATCTGAACGCGAATGAACAGTATTCATACGAAATCGATATGATTGAGGTCATTCCGTGACACGCACCATTAATGCAACGACTCAGACTGCTTTAGAGCAAGACGAGCTAAGACTAGCGCATTTAGTTAGGATCGGTTTTACGACGGAACTTTTTCTAACAGACAACTTTTTTCCGATTACCTATGAATCTAATGAATATATCGCGGCTGGTCACTTGCTCTCTATTTCTTCAACGCAGGAAACTAATCAGCTACGAGTCGGAACGGTCAATATTACTTTATCGGCTGTTGATCAAGCCTATGTGTCAATCTTTCTCAATCAGACCTATGTCAATCGCAGGGTTAGAATATTTCTAGCGATACTGACGAGTGCAGGGGCGATATCTGGTGATCCGATCAAAACATTTGATGGAGAGATTGTTGGCTATGACTTACAGAATGGGAAAAACTCAGCCGTTGTGAATATGAAACTTGCAAGTCATTGGTCTGACTTTGAACGCAAGGCGGGTAGATTTACCAACAACAACAGTCAGCAGTATTTATTCCCGACAGATACAGGCATGAGATTCGCGGCTCAATCAGTCAAAGATATTCAGTGGGGTAAAGCCTGATGGGGTTCATTTCCGACTTTTTCAATGACCCATTACGAACGACGAAAGATGTTGTCAATGATACTGTCGATTTGGTCGAGGATGTCATCGATGTAGCCGTTGACCTTGTTGGCGATGTTATCTCATGGTTTGTCGATATACCGGAATTACCTGATATCGATCAGGATGCATCAAGCGTCTTACTCAATAAAAACAGCAACATCGCTCAAATCCCTGTCATTTATGGTGAAAGGAAAGTTGGCGGCACACGAGTATTCATCGAAACGTCTGGTGCAGAAAACGAAAGCCTGTTTATCTGTCTTGTGTTGTGTGAGGGCGAAGTCCATCAGATAGGCGACATATTCATCAATGATGAGAACTTATCAGGTTCAAAATATGAG